CTGCAAAACCTGCTCGCCTTAGTGCGCGGTACATCTCATGCAAGCTGATCGCCCATGCGTCTAACTGTGAATAAGTATCGAGATCGATGACTTTCTTTCGTGCCATGTCAAAAATTATCGCTCTAAAAGGATGTTATAAATCTCATCGACACGCACATGAAGCGCTTTAATCTCAGCTAGTAAGTGACTGATCACGAACGCTGCAAGGCCACCGATCACGGCAAGGCTTGCAAAGTAGAAGGTAAAGAAGTCTGTTTGTGTCATTTCTTCTCCACAGTATCTACTGCGGCCTCGATGGCATCCACGACGATATCTGCAACGGCCTTCTTAGCACGGTAAGACTTAATAGCAGCACGGATGACCGGGATCGCTATGAGTCCAAGAGTTGCATAGATAATTGCTTCCATTATTTTCCACCTATCATCGGGATATTGAACCAACTAGAGTCTTCATCGCCCTTTGGAGTAAAGCTGACATGCGCATGGTGATTATGCTTATTGATCCCATCATAAGGACGCCAAGCCCAAGCCTTCTTAGATGATGCGATCTTTCCGTCAAAGATAATGTAAGAGATTCTCTTATCGCCAGACTTTGCAAAGAGTCGAATCTGATCGACCAAGTCAGGCATGACATCGGGCTTCCTGCCTTTGCCTGCAAGGTCGCGGTCAATGTCGATGGCACGTACCCATCCTTGTGCATCTGGATTATGATCAGACTTGCGCGCAGCGTGTCTTGTATCGCCGATCCAGCCGTCCGAAGTTCGATCTCTACCTGGGAATGCATCATCGATTTGCTGTCTAAGCTGGATCGCTGACTTGCTTAGCCTCGGCTTCACAGGTTGCACACTCCCATCGCTTAAGATCGTTAAGTAATAATTCTGCGTGATCGCAAGGTACTGGCGCAATGAATGCATCATTGATCGGATCATATGTATAACCGATCCCTGCATAGTTATATCTAAAATTCGCGTTATAGCTTGTCTGAATCCATGTACCGCCCAGATTATCGATAAGCCATTGATAACCTTCATCACCTGCTGGATCGTTATTATCGCCAACAAGTACACGAGTTACTTTAGAATCTGAATCGATTTCAGCCCAATGTGACATCTTTACACCGCCGTCTTTAAGTATCGAACTACAATAACTCCAGAGCCGCCTGTAGCGCCTGCATTATTAGATGATCCACCAGCGCCTCCGCCTGTGTTAGCGGTTGCATTTGATGGCGAAGCGTTAGATCCTGCTGATCCGCCTCCAGAACCACCAGCGCCTGCGCCTGAATCCGCTCCACCGCCGCCGCCACCTGAAAGGTAATAACTTCCTCCCACATTTTGACCGACTCCAGTAGTTGCTCCACCAGTAATCGCATCAGCTAAACCAACGCCACCAGCGCCTCCGCCTACTGCATTAACGCCGACTCCGCCAGCAGCTCCTGCACCTCCGCCGCCACCGCCGGGGTAAGTTCCTGCGCCAGTTCCAGAGTTACCGCCTGAATTACCTTGACCAGAAGTAGGAGATCCACCGATTCCAGTAGTTGCACCTAATGGGGCACCACCTCCGCCAGATCCACCAGTTAAACCATTTTGATTGGCTACGACTCCAGTACCACCACCGCCGCCGCCCTTAACTAGGGTCAATGCGCCGAATTGTGAATCTACGCCGTTAGTACCTTTAGCGCCAATAGCACCAGCGCCACCGCCGCCGACTACACAGTTATAGTTAGCCACAGATAAAGATTGAGAAGTAAATTTTAGATAACCGCCAGCGCCACCGCCGCCATGTGCGCCACCGCCTCCACCTGCGACTACTAGAATGTCAGCCGTTAGGGCGGCTTCGGTCACTCCAAGAGTTCCGTTCGCCAAGAATGTGCGATAAAAATAAGTCGCGTCCGAGGTTAAAGTGCCCCCAGTTACTACTGGCTTAGGGACTCCTGTACTCAATATGCCCGAAATTGTGTTTAACACTAGCCAATTGCTCCGACGACATACCATGCATCTGTGCCTGTTTTAATGATTGCGCATGACTTATATTGTGCGAGGGTGGGCTGTGCAGCTACTACGCCAGCGGATAAAACTGTAGTCGTGCCAGGGGTTACAGCCGAGATTGTGCAAGCTCCTAGGCCAATGTTTAGCACTGTGAGGACTGTGCCGATAGGGAATGCAACCGATGCGTTAGTCGGGATCTTGTAGGCAATCGCTGTTGCCTTGTTCATAACTTCTAGCACCTGATAAGCGTCGGCAATAACTGCCGTGTAATCGGCAGTTTGAGCTGCGCCTACAGTAAAGGCTACTAGGCCGTTATAGTCTGCGGCTGTAAAGATGTCGCCTGTTGTCGCTGGAAAGCCTTCTGCCATGATTTTCTCCTAGTATCCCATTATGGATTGTCCGATTATACCGTAGGTCGATGATCCAATGATGAATCCTTCAACTATAGGCTCAAGTGTTGTTACTGTGCATTTCATACTGTTAGGGGTTATATCCCACGCCAAGCCCTGCACCTGCAAGGTTTTGACGATTGTCGAGCCATCTGGCTGGACGTTAGTGATCTTTACATTATCAAAGTAATCAAGACCGATCATTGTGTCAGTCGGTACATCTGTATCCAGAAGATCGACAGTCATGGCATCGATGCGGATAGTTGTCTCAGCTCTAGTCGCTACATAAATCTTGGCAATATCTAGAACCTGAGCATCGGTCTGAGGAATCATGTCTGTGACTGTTGTGCCGTGAGGGAAATATCTAGCCGATGAATCAACATTTACTGCGGTCTGTGCAGTGCCACCGATACGGGTCATGCTCGCCTGGTTGATGATGAGCTTGTCATCGAAGGCGTATCTAAGGTCTGAGTAAGGAATGCCTGTTGTCTGATTGAACTCAATAGGCACTGCGGCTAGGGAACCTACGACGTCATTACGATCCTTGAACTCAGCCGTTCCATCTGTGCGAATAAAGAATGCGCCCTGTTCTGCAAACTCTGCCGCCTTAAGAGCTGCTAGGGATGATCGAGATGTCCCCGGGTCTGCCTGGACTGTCGTAGATCCTGTGTCAGTGATTCTCATCGATGTAGGGAATGAGACTTGATCTAAAATCTTGGTAATGCGTGTGCCAGTTGTCTGGCCTGCAGTTGCATCAGTTACTGTCGAGACGTTAGCCATCTGGAATAGACGGAATGCATCTGAGCAGACAATATCGACATAGCCAATCTCCTGGCCTGTTGGATAGTAATACTTATATGAATCGACATAGCCTGAAAATAGAAAGTGCTGAGTCGTGGCAGTAGTAGCTGCTACACGAATCTTGCGAAGTGGAGTCAGATAGCCAAAATAGGGACTAGACACGTTCTGAGGGTTGAAGTATGAGTCTGGGTCTAAAACTCGAACTGTGCAGTTACCAGTCTCGTAGGTATCGCGCATGATGCTACGGCCACGGCTGATCTTGATTGATCGAGTGACGCTACTGAGATCGACTACTGGATCAGGCACTTCCGTCGATGCGAACTGAGATACTCCGATAACGCCGTTGATCGGGTCGCCAATAGTAAACGGATAGCCGAATGTAGCCCCTTGGCTAAAGTCGAACGATACCGAGATATTGGCAGGAAGACTCATAGTGCAATAGCGCCCTTAGCGCCGAAGCGATTAGTCTGAGCGAACGTGCCAGATAGTGAATCGTTTACCTGCTTCTGAGTAATTGCTCCAGTTACTACGTCGCCATCGAGGTAAACCTCAACATTGACTGCCGCTTGGTTAGCGCTCTGGAATGAATTGACTGCTGCCATCAATTCCATCTGAGCATCTGAGAACGTCGATGAAGGGGCTACGGGCGCAGTCTGTAATTGTGCTACGGATACGCCTAAAGATGATGCCGTGTAGTTTAGAAGTTCGCTCGGTAATGTCCAGTTGCGATAAGGATTTGGCGCTTCTGGGGTTGTCATTAATGACTGGCGAAGCTCGTTCTGTCGCTTGACCGCTGCATCTAATTGGTCTGATAAGGACGTGGCAAGATTGGCGTTACCTTCAAGAATCGATTTTTGTAACAATAGGGATAGGCGATCAGTCTCGCTGATCTGACCTTTAAGAGCTGCTTCAATACCAATGGCTTCAAGGTTCAGAGTCTTTGATGCTCTCTGTAGGGCTAGAGACTTTTTCTGTGTGTCTAGGCCTTTTTTCTGCATATCTGCTAATGCTTTATTGCGCTTGGCTGCATCAGCCTCCGACTTTCTGCGAGCCGCAACTTGTGCCGATGTCTCATAGATACCCATTGGCTGAGAACCTAAGTAGCCCATTCCTGGCGCGTTGCGTCTTAACTTTGCTGCCTTTTCGGCTGCATCGATCGCGGCTAGAGCATTCTTCTCATAATCATCGAAAGGGTTGAAACTAGCCAGGATCGCACGATCGCTAGTAAGGACGTATAGCTTACGGAATCCGAATACTACTGCTGAGACTGTATCTGCAATCTTTGTGGCAAGAGTATCAATCTGGTTTACGAATTGTGTTGTGTCGCCTGCCGCGAATACTGAGACTAGGGAATCAACTAGCGCTCCGCCGATCTTCTCGCTTGCCTCACCTGCTGCGGTTGTGATAAGCTGCAACTTGCCTGCGTAGGTTGTTAAGAATTCTGCACTAGCGCCAGAAAATTGCTTATTGAGTCGTTCTTGAACATCCGCGAACTTCATTGTCTTAAGTTCGGCCTGAGAAAGTCCTAGCGAATACTTGCGAAGTCCACGGGTCTGACCGACGTATGCAAGGCTGAGATCATTGACAACTGTCTCATAATCAACGCCAGACCCGGCGGCGATGTCAGTTGCCTGAGTAAGTAATTCCTGAGCTTTAGCAACTGAGCCAGTAGTCTGCAATAGTCGTTGCATCGCTGGACGCAATTGATCGTCAGTAACGCCAGACATCCTCGATAGATCAAAGATATAGCGCTCGATGCGTGGAGCCTCGAACTCTAGGCCGAGATTCTTAACTGCTAGGGCTAAACGATTGGCAGCCTTTTCATCCTCGATGAATGCCTTCGATGCATTCTTAGCAAACTTGAGAAGTTGCTGAGTTCCAAATACTGCTGCAAGGCTTGCGCCTAGTCGCTTTACTCCCTTATCGAGGGCGTTAACACTTTTGCTAGTGTCGCCGAGTGCCTTCTTGCCTTTATTCTCGACGACAATCGGAATCCGTAACTCAGCCATTGTTATTGCCTTTCGCGTTAAACTTTGCGGCGGCCTTCTCTAGGGCTCGGATTACTCCGACCTTGGCCTTGCCTTGATCCTGATCGTAAGCCTTGAACATCGCACGGCCTTGCATCTTGTTACGGCCTGCGAATGAACCTTGGAACCTTGGTGAAAAGTTGCCAGTCATTCCAGACTTGCGACCTGCGGTCTCAACGATCGCACCTGCTGCAGTCTTATTGTGGATCGATACGGATTGCACCCATCCCTGGCGATTAGGCTTAGTAGGCGTAAGCTTATAGCCAATTCCTCGACGAGCCTCGGCAGCATCGTACATCGGGAACTTGGCAGTCTTTACTTCATGCTTTACGAATCCAGATGGCGCCTCTGAATTAGATGGCAGAAATCCTCTAGCCTTTTTTACTACTGGCTTAAGGAATCCGACCATCTCATCACGAGTCTCTTTATCCAGATCAGGCGAAAATTGCTTAAGAGCCTTGCGAAGCGCACTAGCGCCTTTTAGCTCTGTAGGCATCTGCCTGCTCCTTTGCTCTATCCTTCAGCGCTTTAAGTAGCATCTGAAGCATCGATGAATCTAAATCGATTAAAGATTGTGGAGGGATAGCCGTCTCAATGCTCAAGCGAGCGATGAGATAGTGGATGCTATCCCTGCCTAGGCCAAAGGGTCAGACTCAGCAACCTCTACACTCTTGAGAGTTTCGAGAAAATCTGCCCCGAATGGCTTGACTGTGACTCCACTTAGTCGAAGGCCTTCCCATGCAAGCCAATAGACATCTGACTGCTTTTCATCATCGCGGAACGCTTTGTGAAATCCCTTTTTAGCATATAGCTCGAACGCGTACTCTAATCGAGGAGTGATCTCGATCTCGGTGACTGTGTTGTCTGCCATCGTGACTATTAACTTTGCCATGCTTTGCCCCTTTGTTTAGTTAGATTATGCGGTTGTGACTACGACTGTACCAGAGACGTTCCAGGTTACTGACTGAGTTGATAGATCGCCAACTGCACCGTTAATAGGTGTGATGTTGTTGACTAGGCAAGTCATTGTGTAAAGAGGGTTAGTCGCTGATGTTGCAGCAGAAGTCTGCTTAAGTGTAACTGTGGTGTTAGTTCCAAGAACTGCGTTCAATGTCTGAAGTGTCTTTGATGTTGCTTCATCATTGAGAAAGTCGATAGTGATTGAAGATGCTTCAAGGCCTTTAACGAACTTATGTCCGCTGTCGCCCATTGCAGTTACTTCAAGCTCATCGAAGGTACGGTTTAGTGTAACGCTTGTGACTAGGCTAGAGAGATCAACCGCGTTGACAGTTAGAACTACTCCGTTGCTTAGATATACTGACACGGTTTATTCCTCGTCTTTCTTGTTAAGTGGCTTTGCAGCCGCTGGCTTTACCTGACCGATTTTGATCAGGAATTCTTCGTTTTCTTTTTCCCATTGTGCCAATTCGGTCATGGTTTAACTCCAACTCGTAAGTACGGATACATTGATATTGCAGGTTAGCAGATCACCAGAAGCGGCACTCAAGACCGCCGGGGCGGATACTTCTGTGACGTTATAGGTGTATGAAGATGCAGCGAGCAGGTTGAATACCCGAACGATGTTATCTTCAATTCCATTGAGATTACCTTCGTTGTCGAGAAGCGGCACGAAGACGCTCACGACGAAGTGCGCCATAGGGGCGATTGTGTTGCGATAGCCGTTAGATGGCGAGATGTAAGGATCAGCAGGGCTAATGACTACTGAGTTCGCGACCACCGTTGCAGGTGGGAATGAGAAAACCGAGTATTTTGTATTGTCGGTAAGAGCTGAGGCGAGTCCTGCGCGGAGTGTTGATATGGCGGCCATTAGCCCACCATCGATCTCGGATCAAGATAAGGCGCGAGAAGGCCACGGACGCGAGCGAGAAGAGTGTTACCCATGCGATAAGGAGAAGGCTGATATCCATCGATCGTGACTCCGCCTGAAGATGGAGCCTGGCGAGACTGCCAGATGTCAATCGAGATCATAAGAGCAGCTTCTTGGATTGCTGGAACTGTTGAATAATCTGTGTAAGTTTCGACTGTTGCGATGCCATAAGGCTCAACTGTGTGACGTGGATTGTCGCTAGTGTGAGCTGTAGTTACGTTAAATGAACGAGTATCGACTTTTGTAATTGTCTTAGTCCCATTGTAGCGACTACCTGCACCTGAGATTGTTACAGATTGTCCAACGTAGAAATACTCGCGGATATCCTGATCAAAATAAAGTGTTCCTA